ACAAGAAGCTTCACTTCCTCCAATTCAAAAGAAAAAAAGATTCCTATTTTTTTAAATGAGTACATTAACAGAAGCTGAAGAAGCTTATCTAGCAGAAGTATCCTCTTTTCAAAGAGAAAATGCTAAAAAAGAAATTTTAGCTAAAAAAGAATCCACTAAAGAAACTAAATCCACTGAAGAATAATCATGTTATTAATCATCAAACCCATCCTTTTCGCCTTCTTGAAGTCAGAATCAACTAAGAAGCTAGTAATTGATTTATTAGAAGCTTATGTAAAAAGAACTGACAACAAGCTTGATGATCAGGCATTAAACATTGTTAAAACTAAACTATTATCTTAATTATGGCTTACACGATCAATGAAGATGGATCAAGCAAAAAAAGAGAAAATAAAAATAGAGGTCATGTAGCAAATAAACCTGCTAATATGCCAGCTCATGTATATGAATCTATTCAGAGACAATACGGACCAGGTAGAGGATATGGTAAGTATACAATTGAAGATAAAAAGAATGTCATTAACTGGCACAAATTAAAAGGAGCATAATGGGTATATTCTATCCAGTTCGTATACAAAAGAATGACCCTAATAAAGGTAAAGAACCTTTTGATGAAGAGGGTAATGATCAGTCTGTACCAGTTCCAGGACATCCTGATTGGGCTGGGAGAAGAAAAAAAAGCAGAGTTGCTAAAAGAAAAACTAACAAGGTAAATAGCTAATGGCAAAATCAGGAGCTTCTAAAGGAGCTAAAAAAATAAAACCGTTCGATGAACAAAAGACAAGTAAAGCAGCTGGACAAAGGGTAGCTTCAAATCCAGACTATATACCAGTAGGTACAGATAGACATTATCCTTCAGACGGACCAGGAACTCTATTAGATAGACGAGATAAGGATTATGACATATATCCTTCAGATAAAGAATATCCGTCTGGTACATTTCCACTAACTAAAAAGAAAAAGAAAACCCGTACTGCATAATGGAAGAAGTCAGAGTCCTCCCAAAGAAGGCTACTGAAGATAAGTTTAATGAATTACATTACCTCGTCACTGAAGATTTTCTAAGGAGAATCCGTAGTGGCGAGGCTACTACTCAAGACTTAAAAGCTGCATGTGATTGGCTTAAGACTAACGACATCACAGGTGTAGCTTATGAAGGTAGTCCTTTAGATAAACTAAATAAATTAATCCCCCAAGTAGACCCAACACTCGTACAAAGGAGAATGTATGGCAAGTCCACGAGCCGCTAACCCTGGACCTACAGCTAGATTCTATCGTAAGAATAAGGAATCTAGAGAAAAGCATAACCGTGATAACAATAAAGGCGGTAAATATGATAAGACTCCAGAATACACACGCTGGCATAGTGCAAAGCGTAGATCATTAGGTATCATGGGTAAAGGCGGTAAAGATGTTACCAAAAGTGGTACAGAATCAGTTAAAAAAAATCGTGGCCGAGGAGGGGCTAAACGTAAGTAATTATGGCTGAAAACCTTAATTCTCTAGGTATAGAGACACAATACAGAAAACCTGATTTAGAACAATTAAGATACGGACTTGGTTATAAAGCAGGCATGCCAGTCGATAGACAAGGCAACGATAAAGCATTATTAAATAAGTATGAAGCAAGGTTTGTACGACCCGACTTACCAGAAAAGGGACCGAGTAAAGGTAAAGAAATTTTAATAGATACTCGTACTGGTAAAAAGTATGATCCAAAAGTAGCTATGCGATATATCTATTTAAATAAGTATGGTACTGAAACTCCAGATGAAGACTATGCTTATTTAGATAAGAAGGAGTATATAGAAAGGAAAACGAGAACTGGTCCAGCAGGTTTTAGAGTAGCTTTAAGTAGAAAGACTCCTGATGGTGTACCACTTGTAGAAAAACGTCATAAAAAGTATTTAGATGAACAGGAAAAAGTTCTTAATGAACTATATAAGAAAACTTCATTATACAAAAAAGAATTAATAGCACAGCAAAATAAAACCAAGGAATCTTCAGACGTACCTTTGAATGTAAAAAAAGCACAAGAACTACTGAATAAAGATAAACCTGTTAATGAAGAAGGTACTAATGAAGGAGATACTGGTGAAGTAAATAATGATGAAGACGTTCCACCTACCACTAAGACTAATAACGTTAATAAACCTAATTCTGTAAATAATCCAAAGTCAACTCTTATAATTCCAAAAGCAAACGGCAACGGAAAAAATAATAGTCTTACTGTGGAAAAACAAGCATCTACACCTGATGACTTCTTGAAAAAATGGGATCATAGTCAATATTGGGGTGGAGGCGGATTTACCCAAAAAGATGCTAATACAAGAGATGCTACTATATTAAAAAATAAATTAGGTATATCAGGCTCTAAACTTACAAATAAAGAGCTAATGCAGATTGCTCAAAATGCAAGAACAAGAGGTATGGATAATATGATTTTTGAAGGCAGTAAAGGTCGGTTCTTACATATTGGTAATAAACGAATTAATTTACAAGGAACTGGACTATGAACCCAGAAGAAGGTTTAAAAGAAGAAATTGAAAAACAAGATAAAGAACTAAAGGAACAGTACGATAAACAAAATGATCCTGGTCCCCAACCTGATCCTTTAGATACTAGAAATCTTAAATTCAATTTAGTTGATCAGATCGATAATGAACAACCTGAACCTGATTTAGATAGATATAGAATGACTCCAGATCGTTTAGCTGCTGCAACTACATATGAAATAGGTCAAGCTATGGCAGTTAATAAACTTACTGCTAACGCTAAATGGGCTGGTAAATTTGGAATAATAGCTTATCCTTTTATTAACTTTCTATCTGGGGCACAATCTAACTATACAGCACAGCAAATACGTACTGTAGAAGAATTAGGATGGTTTGATAGGAATTGGGGAGAGATATTATCATCTGGTTTAGTAGATGTCATACCAGGATTAGATGTTCTTCATAAAACAAAGAGAGGAGTAAAATTAGCTGCACAACTTTCAAAAAGTCCAGCAAGAAGAATAACAGCTGGTGCTCTAGAAGCTGGTACTAGAACTGCACTTCAACATCAAGGAGAAGTAGCATTTAACGAACAAAGATTCCTTACAAATGAAGAATTAGCTACATCATTTGGTATAGGAAGTGTATTTGGTGGTACTATAAGAGGTGGTGTAGAAGGAGTTTCAGCATTAAGAAGTAGATATGCTGCAAAAAATCCTGATAAATTAACTAGTCAATTGATTAAAGAAAGTTTATATGCTAATATAGATAATCCTGACGAACTTGCTCGTAGGGCGGAAGATAACTATTGGAAGCCTTGGTTTTCCCTAGATGGAAAAGATCAAGCTAAAGTTGATAAAGTATTAGCTGATTACAGAGTAAAAAATGAAAAGAAGAAACAACAAAAAGCTAAAGTAGATGATGCCCGAAGAAAAGGTATACCAGTAAAACGTCATTCTAGTCCTGGAGTACCTGGCTATGAAAGTACTTATGGATGGGTTTATTTAGAGGACTTAGAAGCAATAGCTAGAAAGAATAATTTAAGTGCAGTAGACGTAGCTGCTTATATAGAAGGAGAACGTATACGAAATGTATCTTTAGATGCTGCTAAAAGATATCTTAATATCAAAGCAACTCCTGGTTATGTAGAGAGAGTTAGGGACTTAATAAGGGAAGATTTAAAGTCAGGTAAAATAACTAGGCAATTTGCTAAAACTCTAAAAAAAGATTTATACAGACGTCTAGGTAGAGAAATACCAAAGCGAGGTGTTACCGAATCCCTAGAAGATTTTCACAAACGTCAAGAAAGAAATTTAAATAAAAAAATAAAAAAAATTAGTATTGGACATAAAAAAGCCATAGGAAACTATTTTGCAGAAAGTATAACAGGTGGAGATGTAAGCTCAAATAAGTATCTTCAAGAATTCTTTAATGAGTATATAACAGATCCTGATGGAACTGTAAGAAAAATTAGACACAATGCAGGTTTAAAAGATGAGGAAGATATGGATCTATATGCTGCAGTTAAACTACAAGGTACATCTTTCGATTTAACAGATGACTTCTTAAGATATGTTGCACCTAATAAACGTATGCAACGTTTAGGTACGTTTAGTATTACTAAAGGAGGAGATTTAAGTGATATACTAGATATGGAATACGCTGAAGTAGCTGAATTCTTATGGCGTGAAGTTACTCCAATATTTAGAAAAGCATTAATTGACCAAGAATTACCGCCAGATCCTATCAGAATTAGTAAAACTATTACTGATGCTATAACAGCAACGATTGATAAATTTGAAGAATTAGCAGAAACTGGTAGATACGTAGCTAAAGATGGTTCTCCTATAAACGAACACCATTTATATGAATTCTTTGTTTTAAGAAAGAAAGATGTTTTCCCAAAAATAGTTAGAGATCAACTTACAAATACTTGGACAGAGTCCACTATATTAAATGCAGAAGACTATGGTCTTAATATAAATTTTGATAAATGAACGATACTTTAGCCGCCTTACAACAGGACTTCAAGCTGTTCTTACAAGCACTGTGGGGACAGCTTGATTTACCCTCACCAACAAGAGCACAATATGCAATCGCAGACTATCTTCAGCATGGACCTAAGCGTCTTCAAATACAAGCTTTCCGTGGCGTTGGAAAGTCGTGGATCACAGGAGCCTTCGTCC